GCGCAAGCCGTTGGACGGTCAGGCAACGCAACTGCGTATCGGGTAGCTAGATCAGGTGGCGATGCCGCTGAAGTCCTCCAGGCTGCGGAGAGGCAGATGGAACGCCACGGCAACCGGCTCCGACGTTCCCGTGCCCGCATGATCTCGCGCACCGAGATCGCTGCCGCTCAGAACGCAGGCATTCAGGCGCAGCAGTTGGCGATGATCGACGCTGGCGTGGTGTCGCCCGAATCTCAGAAGGAATGGATCACCGGCCCGTTCGATGTGTGCCAGATCTGTCAGCCGCTCGGCGGTCAGAAAGTCCCTACGGCTTCGGGTTTCTTGTGGCAGAACGGTTCCGGCAATCCTCCGGCGCATCCGAACTGTCGCTGCAAGACTCGGCTGGTGCCGACGATCGGTCAGGCTCCGGTCCGCACCGGCGCAGGTGTGGTCGACGATCCGTTCCGGTACGTGTTCGCTGACGGCTGGATCGCCCCGATCAACCCGGTGCGGCCACCGACACCTCGGCCTCGACCTCGTACCCGACCGGCACCAACTCCTCGACCAAGACCGGCACCTCGACCGAGACCCGCCGAAGTGGTGCGCCCCGACACGCCCAGGACGCGACCAAGCCCCCGCCCAACCGAACCCGCCCGTCTCAACCCGGACGAGATGTTCGAGGTCGTGCAGTCGGGCGAGATGCGTCGGCGCATAACAAAAGACTGGGACGACGCAGGCATCACCTACGGCCGAAGACCCGAAGTAGACGGCTGGGACTTCGTCCCGTCGCACAAGAACGAGGACCTCGCTCTGGGCACGATCGCTCGACGTCAGGGGTTCACCGGCAAGCCCCAGATCATGTCCCGAGCCGAGATGGATGACCTCATCGGGGACGGCTACACCGAGATCTTCCGAGGGATGAAAGGATCGACCGACGAGCTGGGCGACGCCTATCTCGCCAGCTCAAGACCGGAGACGAACCGTTCCACGGCCTCGGCATCTTCGGAAACGGCACCTACACGACGACCTCACGCGCAACCGCCGAGTCATACGCAGCCCTTCCATCGGCGACGGGAGGCGGTCGGATGGCAGAGATGGCACTGACCCCGACAGCGCGCATCATCGACCGGGCCGACTTGAAAGAAGCATCGAACAAGATGCGTGCGAAGTATCGCCGGAGTGACCTGACCGAGCCAAACGTCAACGACGAAAAGTATGGCTTTCTCGTTGACGATCCAGAAGGTCGAGCACTCTACGCTCGCGAGATGAAGGCATACCAGGAGACGAAGGCGCTGGATGACTTCAACCTAGACCTCATGCACGACGAGGGCAGGGTCGCAACGATGCTCGGATATGACGCCATCCGGGTCACCGGCAAAGGTGTCCCAATCGGCGAGGAGTACTACGTCATCATGAACCGAGCGGCTCTCGCCGTGGTCGGATAGCCTCGACGGTGTGACCCCTGATCTCTCCAGGGCTGCGGCCTTAACTCTCCAAGGATTGACGGGCGACGCACGCGATCGACTCGTGTCGGCCGTCGTTGACGCCAACGATGTCGGGGATGTGCCGGAGCCGTATCGGTCGTGGCTTCGTGACGTGGACGCAGTGCCCGATGAGGATCGCGCCGGGTCCCGATCATAGATATCCCGAAGAAGTTGACAACCACCCGTGATCCATGATTAGATGGAGACATGAACAACACCGCAACCGCAACCACCACCGAAGTCGACGGAACCGATGATCGCATTTATGAGCTGGACGCTTATGGCGTAGTCACCCACATGTTCCGAGGAGCTGACATACACGTAGAGCGGACATGCTCGATATGCGACGGCCTCGGTCACGGGTACGACGGCATCCCGTGCCCGCTAGAAGATCGAGGCGACTACTCAGACGAGCCGTACTGGGCACAGTAACCCGACCAGCACAACAGCCACACAGCCGCCCCCAGACCGGGGGCGGCTTTCGTCGTTTTGTGACCCCCTACAGACAGCGACATCATCGCCGTCTATTCTCCGAGGCGTGCAGACACATCAGCTCGTCGACCTCGAACTGAACGAAGTCAGTGGCGTAGACCACCCCGCTTCGCTCGTCGAAGGTTGGCTCGTGATGAAGTCCGACGACCCGATCAGCGCCGCTTTCACCGCAGCGCTCGACCCACAGGAGCCAGACGTGGAAATGACACTCACGGACGAGCCTGTCGCGGAGGAGCCGATTGTGGTTCTCGACGACAATCTCGCCACGGAAATGGGCGACATGCGTAAAGCACTCGCAGACATGACCGGCCACTTCGAGAAGGCAACCGCTGAACGCGACGCCCTCACCGAAGCCGCCAACATCGAGAAGGCCGAAGCCGCCGTCGCCGACTGGGACAACGTTCCCGGCATGGTCGACGAGTTCGCTCCGGTTCTCCGATCCCTCGACGACGAGCAGACCGCCGCCGTCAAGGCCATCTTCGATGCCTGCCAGATTGCGTTCGCTGAAGCGGGCGTGACGAAGGAAATCGGCACCGACGCATCCGGCGACACCGATTCGCTTTCCACCATCGAAGGACTCGCCAAGGCGCTCGTCGCTGAAGGCAAGGCCGACAACATTCACAAAGCGATCGCGCTCGTTGCAGCCGACCGCCCCGACCTCTACGCCGCGTATGTCGGCGAGAAGGGCTGACAGTCATGGCAGTATCCGCAAACCTCGTACTCGACGGAACCCACACCGCTCAGGTCGATCTCTCCGCTTGGCAGTTCTTGCCGGTGAAGATCGGCACGACCGGCACCGTCGACAAGGCTGATGCCACCGCCGACATTCCGTTCGGCATTCTCCAGAACGACCCGGCTGCGGGCGAGGCGGCAATCGTTGCTACCTCTGGCCGCTCGAAGGTCTACGCCGGAGAGACGCTCGTCATCGGCGAGATTGTCACCCTCAAGGTCACAAGCGGTCGAGTCATCACCGCAGCCGCCGCTTCCTACCCGATCGGCACGGTCACTGAGATCGCTGGCGACGGCCAGGTCGGTTCCATCCAGATCAACATCTCCAACACTGTGAAGGCGTAGTCAGATGCCTCAGCCAACCCAAAACGACGTACACGTCGACGCGATCCTCACCGGGATCAGCGTCGCCTACATGCAGGACGCCGACAACTTTGTTGCCGGTAAGGTCTTCCCGACCGTTCCTGTCCAGAAGCAGACTGACAAATACTTCACGTATACGCAGGACGACTTCTTCCGAGATTCAGTCCAGTACCGTGCCGACGGCACCGAGTCCGCTGGGTCGGGTTACAGCCTGTCCACCAGCACCTACTCGGCTGACGTGTGGGCGCTCCACAAGGACATCGGCGATCAGGTCCGAGCCAACTCGGATGCCCCGCTCAACATGGATCAGGATGCCACCCGGTACCTGTCGCAGCAAATGCTGCTTCGCCAGGAAATCGACTGGGCGACCAACTACTTCGCGACAAGCGTGTGGGGAACTGACAGCACACCGTCGACCTTGTGGTCGGCTGCGTCTGGCTCGACCCCGATCGCTGACGTGCAGGCCGGTATCAACGTGGTGCTCACTGCGACTGGCTACAAGCCGAACAAGCTTGTCGTCTCCTATGCAGTGTTCAGCATTCTGAAGAACCATGCAGACATCGTGGACCGGTACAAGTACACGTCCGCCGATTCGATCACTGCTGACCTCATCGCGAAGGTTCTCGGAGTCGACGAACTTCACGTCATGTCTTCGATCAAGAACACCGCTGTCGAAGGTGCCAGCGCTTCCTACGCCCAGATCGGCGACAAGGATGCTCTGCTGGTTTACGCCGCTGACAGCCCCGGACTGATGCAGCCCTCAGCGGGCTACAACTTCTCGTGGACTGGTCTCGCCAACTCTGGCGGCATCGGCACGAACACCTCGGTGAGTCGTTTCCGCATGGATCATCTCCGTGCTGACCGCATCGAGGTCGAGTCGGCCTGGGACTTCAACGTCGTTTCAGCCCCGCTCGGGTACTTCTTCAGCAACGCTGTTTCGTAGTTCCCCCCCCCAACCCATGCTGGCGGCGGGTCGAGTTCTTCTCTCCTTTCTCGGCCCGCCGCTTCGCTAAAAATCTCAGGAGCGCATAGTGGCATGGACCTATTCCGGCGACCCGTCGTCATCGGCACGGGACGCCATCCGGTTTCTAGTCGGCGATACCGACACGAACGATCAGCTCGTCACCAACGAGGAGATCGCCTGGGTCAACAATCAGGTCTCCGGTTCGGACACCGCTACGACCGACCTTTACTCGGCCGCGTACCGGACGATGGTCACGATCGCGTCGAAGTTCTCGCGGCTCGCCGATCAGACTGTCGGCGACCTGAAAGTGTCGCTGTCGCAGAAGGCCGACAACGCACGCACCCAAGCCGACGAGTTGAAAGCGCTCGCCGCACGGGAGGGCATGGTTCCTGTCCCTTACGCTGGCGGCATCTCGGTCTCTGACAAAGAGGTCGACCGGGCGAACTCTGATCGGGTTGACCCGTTCTTCACGTCCGGCCAGTTCGCAAACACTTCCGACTACGGCGCTGGCCCGGCGAGGGCACCTGCTGGTGATCCGTCGTGACCGGCGCTGCATCGTCCGCAGTCTTCTCCACAGCCTTGCGGGTCAACATGACGCCGCAAACTGTGACCGTTCGCACCACCTCAACGACCAACAACTACGGCGAAGTTTCGTACTCCGGCGCTGCCGTTGAATACGACGCGTACATTCAGCGGGTCATCGACCAGCCGACCAGCATCAACGTGGACGAGACCGTCGAGTACAAAGTGTTCCTGCCTCATCAGACTGTCGCGTTGAGTCCCGGCGATCAGATCACACTCCCATCGCCCGTGTCCGGCACCCGTCCGATCGTTGGCGTTGAGACTGCGGCGGACCCGCTCGGCCAGGTGTGCCAGATCGTTTTCATCGGCAGGGTCTACCGATGAAGATGACGGTCAACTCCAGCGATTTCATTCGAGTCGTCGAAAAAAAGAAGGCGGCAACGAAGGCGGGCGTCAAGCTCGGTGTCGGCGCGATCCTCGTCGAGATCGGGGCACGCGCCGACGAGTTGGTGCCGTTCGACACCGGCACGCTGTCACGGTCACAGACCACGAAGGTCACGACAACAAAAGAGACTGTGACGGGCGTCATCGGATACGGCGGACCGGCGGCACCTTACGCTCTCGTCCAGCACGAAGACTCAACACTGTCGCACCCGCCGAAAACGAAAGGCGGCTCGCCGGTCGCACCCGGCCAAGGCCGCGGCATGAAGTATCTCGAATATCCGACGAACCAGATCCGCCCGCGCGTCAACAAGATCATCCGCCACGCCATCAAGTCAGTGGGCGGCTAATGTCATACCTCGACGACATCGGCACCTACCTCGCAGCGGCCACGATCTCCGCCGCCGACCTGACTCTCGGCACCAACCTGTTCCTCGGACGACGACCCGACACGCCCGACACTTGCGTCGCGATCTATGAGACTGGCGGCACCGCTCCAGAGATGCAGTTCGGCACGTCAACACTTCCAGGCATCGAGACGCGTGGTCTTCAGGTCATCACGAGGGCGCTCGGCTACTCGACCGCCGAAGCGCTTTGCACCGACGTCTGGGGTGCGTTGTGCCTCGTCGATAATGAGACACTGTCGGGCACCCGTTATCTTTTGGCCGATCCGGTGCAGTCGCCGTTTGCGTTGGAACGCGATTCGCAGAACCGGATGCTTCACGTCGTCAACTTCCTTGTCTCTCGTGAGGTCTCCTGATCCTTACGGTGACGGCGAGGGGTCTGTGTGGCCTGCCGAGTTGCGGTGTGAGGGCTGCTCGAAGCTGTTGGCTGAGTTGGTGAATGCTCCGTTTCGGGTGACTTGCCAACGCTGCCGCAAAGTCAACGCCGTCGAGTAGAAGCCGTCGCCCTATGGCGGGGGCTTCTTCGTTCCCCTACCATGTCGCCTAGTGCGCTTCGTCGCCTCGTGCCCGTGTGGCCTCCTCAGGAGGACACCCATGCCCCGAGGAGGCAACCATGCCGAAGTACCGAGTCACCGGAGGCGCTGACGGCACCGCTGGCATCGACATCGGCGACAAGCGCTTCGAGCCAGGCTCACAGGTCGAAGCCGCCGCCAAAGATGTCAAGTGGCTCATCGACGGCGGATACCTGGCCGCAGCCGGAAACGCTCGGCCCGTCCCGGCCGATGAGGAGAACTAGCCATGCCCACATTCGTCCACGGCAAGTCGTCGAAGGTGTACCTCGACGAATTTGATATGTCCTCATACCTCAACTCGACCGACGTAGGGTACGCGCAAGACACAGCCGAGTCGACAGTGTACGGGGCGTCGTCGCGTGCATACATCCCGTCGCAGGCATCAGGCACCCTGTCGTTCGGCGGACTGTACGACGCCATCACCGGTGCCGGGTCGTCAGACAAAGAGTTCGAGGCGATCCTCGGATCGACAACGAACCCGCTTCTCACCGTCGCTATCGACGGCGGCACCATCGGCAACCGGGCCGTCATCGCACGAGCCGACGAGACGGCATACACCATCTCTACACCAGTCGCGGACATCAACTCGGTGACCGCCGACTTCCAGTGCTCATCC